CTCCGATGGCTCCTGCTTCCAACACCGATTTCACCAGCGGTCTGACTCCCCAGAATTACGCAGTCGAGCAGTACATTCTGGGCGTCAATCAATACGCCGCCAATATGCAACTGAATGTCAAAACCTCAAAGGTGGCGATTGACAACCTCTTTTTGCGCAACGCTTTTACGCTCGGAGAACAGGCGTTCCGCTCTGTCGATACCTTGGCTCAGATGGCCCTCTTCAACACCTACATGGGTGGCAATACTCGGGTGCGCGTGACTTTGGGGGCTGCATCTACCACGGTGAGCATGGACGACATTCGAGGCTTCCAAAACACATGGAATTCCGAAGGTCAGCCCGTTGCTATCTCGGTGGCCAACCCGGTTAATACGACTGTCGGGTCAGACATTTACAGCCAAACAGGTGCCACGCCGGACACCACCAATGTCTCCACCACCCCCGGTGGTATCTCCGGAGTTCTGACGTTTGCCACGACTGTGACAGTGGCTGATGGGACCGCAGGCAACCCCGTGGTTTCCGCAGTCGCCCCCTATGTGATTCGTCCTTCGACTACGAGCGGAGGGATTATGGCCGCAGCTTGTACGCAGATCGCCGCTGCGAACGACCTTAATAACGGCAAGCTGACCATGCAGATGGTTCTCAACGGCAAGGCCACCATGTCCGCCAATGGTGTGCAGCCGGTGGCCGAGACGGGGATGTTCCATTTGTACGCCGATCCTATCCATGTCTCCGGTCTGTTCAGCGACCCCGAGTTTCAACTCCTGTTCCGTGGCACTGAGACAAAAACCGCGGAAATCCGCCGCGCCATCGTCACTGACCTGCTGGGCGTCAGCATGTTCGAGACCAACCTCAACCCGGTCCAAAATCTGGCTGGGGTCGGGAACGTCCGGCGTGGGATTCTGTGCGGACAGGGTGCACTCGTGGAAGGCGTGTTCACCGGGACCGCTTACGCCGACACTGAGGGCGTGGACGACGACGACATGATCACTGTCGTGGAAGATATCGCCCACGTTACCCGCGAGCCGCTGGACGCCTTGAAACAGGTCGTCACGCAGTCCTGGGCGTACATCGGAGGGTTTGCCGTCCCGTCCGATATCACGACCAACCCCCAAACCATCCCAACCGCCAACAATAGCGCTTTCAAGCGAGCGATCTTGCTCGAATCGCTGTAACCAACGAAGGGGGGGAAACCCCCTTCTTTTTCAAACGGCTTCCCACGAGGCTGTTTAAAAAAGGAGATACACATGGCCAAGAAAGAAGATTCGCTTGTCGCAGTCCCTGAGATTGCCAAAGAAGACCGTCCTGTTGAATTCGAGGTCAACAAGTCCTTTGGCTATACGATCAGGCATCGTCACTACCTGGTCAAAAAAGGGACGCTTCTGAAAGTCGGGAAGGATGATGAACTCATTGAGCGTCTGGCTCGTGCTGGCGCTGACCTGACGCAGAAATAATGGCCTTCGTCCCCTACACTTTCACGTCCGCTCAACTGGTGGATATCCGGCGATTCTGTGGGTACCCGGCGCGCGGGGATGGCGACGTTCTGTTCCCTTACCCGTGGATCATGACGCAATATCTGGCGCTGGAATACCGCCTGCAGCACATGAGCAGCGACGAAGGGAATGTGGTAGTCAATACCTATCTGACCAACCTCTACACGCTCGAGACGGCCATCGTAGGGGCTGCTGCAAATCTGGACACGGATCAGGCCGCTGTATGGGTGCACAACAAGCGGGAAGTCCGGGACCGGATGAATCTGTTTGATTCTTGGCGCAGACGCCTGGCGCAGTTTCTCGGGATTCCATGCGGTCCTGAAATGTCTCAGGGCGGCAACTCTATCAATCTGGTGGTGTGATATGCGCGACAACACCATCGCCGCAGGTTGGACTGGCGCCGAGGATCTGTACACGCTGGCTGGCCATGCCGCGCGAGTGCAGCACTTGATTCAAAAACGCATTGACAACCAATAAGGGAGGGGCATGGACGGCATCACGATCCAAGCCAAGATCAAGCAAGGCTATGCCAAGACTGCGGCGATCATCGGCCAAAGCCATACGCAATACCGCCCCCTGAACGCGCTCAACCCGTTTCTGATCCCGCTTGGGGCCGTCGAGGCTATTTTCACGGTGAACACGCAATTCAAACAGGCTAAGCCCGATCAGATTTTGTGGACCGCGATGGTCAATGGCACCGTACAGACTGGCGATTATCTGGTGGGGACCAATACTTGGGCGATGCTCCAGACCGAGCCGCTGATGCCTTTGTTGGCTATGCGCTGCACCGACACGATTTCAAGCATGGCCAGAGTGGCGGAAGAATTCACAACCCTTGACGGAGCAGGTCAGTCCGAAACGATCCTTGCTCAGAACGTCCCCTGCTATGTGAATCTGAAGCGAGATAAAGGATTTGGAGCGCCCAAGGATTTCCCTGGAGGCACTGACACCTCAGCCCCTCTCCCTGAATGGCTGGTGTATGTGGCTCTCGGCGGCGTGTATCCAAGCGGTTTTTTCCAAGACGGTGATCTGCTGTCGATCCGTGGGGAACAGTGGCGCGTAGATGCGGCCTCCTCCGATACGGTCATGTGGCAACTGGCGTGCACGGCGTACATCCCCAATGCTTAGCCTCGAACTCGACATGTCCGTAGTCATCGATGAGATGAAGATGATTCTGGCCAACATGAAACGAACCGATCCCGTGATGCAGCAGATCGGGGAGATGGAAACCGAAGCGGCGGTATTTCGCATCATGGTCAGCAAGGAATCTCCTGATGGTGAGCCTTGGCAGATGTGGAGCGGTCGCACTCGGAAAGAAAGGGTCGCAAAAGGCAATGAGGATCTTGGGATTCTGTGGGACACGGGGCGACTTATGTCCTCAATCCATGCCGTGACTGGCGCCGGATTTGTGGAAGTCGGGACAGAAGTACCTTACGCATCGGATTTGCAGACCGGGACAGATCACATGGCTGCGCGTCCTTTCCTTGGGTGGGACCCTCACAAATTCCCGGAGTACGAGCAGATCATGGCGACATTTATTGAGGTGGGCAAATGAAGATCACGATATTCCAGCAACACACTCATGCAGGCGTGCTCTATCCCGCCGGGACGGAAATAGACTTGCCTGAAGAGGATGCTCAGAAGGTGATTGACATGGAAGGGGCGAGACGCGCTCACATAATCGAAGAGATCGAGGCGCAAAAGTACGATGATTGACCTCTGCGCTCAGAGCCTCTACGACCTCGTGCAAGCAATCCCGGCTATCGCGAACGCCACGGGGCTTGCCGTGGGAGGGAAAGCTCCTGATCCCGGTATGACCAAGATGACGCTCCCTTTCGCGTGGGTACTGGCTCATGCTGGCGTGAATACCGCCAATCCCCAGCTCGCACTCCCCCCTACCAACATTCAGGCCGCTCTTACCTACGTTGTGATGCTCTATGTCCCGTACCTCAAGCAGTCTGACCTGATCACCAACCAACTGCCGCTGTTGAATCAAGTCATCCGCGCTGTTCACGGAAAACTTTCACCCACCGGCAACAGATGGCAATGGAAAATGTACCGGCTTGGCTTGGTCAATCCTGACCGGCTTGGCTATTCATTGGAATTTTTCACCGAAACCGCAGCACTTTAGGAGGCAATCATGGCCGCAGCGACAGACCAAACTTATTATGTGGGACAGGGCTCGGTTCTCATCGCGCCCCGGATTACCGCCGGTGCAATCAATGGCGGGTATATCAATGTAGGCGACACGGCCGGACTGACCGTGAGCATGAAGCAGCAAATGGTCAAGATTCAGGAGAATCAGACCGGATTCGGGTTTACCGCCCTATCTCGCCCCGTGTCTTTGGATGCGTCTGTGAAGTTGATTCTGACCCAATGGAGTCAGTCCAACCTTGCACGCGCTCTCCAGTCCCTCCCTGCCGTGGCCAACATGGGCGGCACCGTGACCGGAGAAACACAGACCGCTTACAACGGATCTTCGTTCTATCTGGCGAATATGGATGTCACGTTACTAACCCTGAAAGCCGGGACTACCGCCCTCGTCGAAGGGACTGACTACACGGTGAATGGGTCTTTCGGACGCGTTGATATTTTGCCCGGCTCTACCGTAGTCCCAGCGGGAGCCGGTGTTGTCCTGACCTCCGGCTACACCTACGCGGCTAACAATGGTTCCGTGGGGATGGCCACCCAAACGATTGCCGAAGCCTCTGTCCGTGTAGAAGCATGGAACGTGGCCAATCCCTTCACCGATTCCAATAACTCCAGTTTCCAGGCCATCGGATTCAACCTTCACCGGGTCCAGTTCGATATTGCCAAGGTGCTGGATCTGATCGGGAAGAAAGACGCGACACTGGAACTGGACGGGGAGTTGCTGATGGATCAGTCCAAGCCCTACGTTCCCGGCACTGCTGGTTCGGTGTTCTTTGACGTCGTGAAGCGTTAATCATGGGCGACATGGAGATTCTTTTCCCTGAGCGGGATGTAAAGATCGGCGGCGTAACCATTACGGTCACACCGCTGACCTTCGGGCGATTGCCGAAAGCCTCCCGCCTCATCGCGCCTGTGCTGAAAGCCTTGAACGAATCAGGAGTGCTTTCGCTCCAGGGCATGATCATTGAGATCGCCGGAGGTATTGTCGAACTGATCGGTGCTGGCGGTGATGATCTGATTGCCTTCCTTGCCTTCGTGATCGACCGGCCAGTGGAGTGGTTTGAAACCCTGGCGGTGGATGACGGCATTGAACTGGTAAAAGCGGTCTACGAGGTGAATGCGGATTTTTTCGCCCAACGCCTGCGCCCAATGATTCCAAGTCAGGCGGATGGGGGGAAATTGTCGGAATCCTCATCGGAGCCGGTCACCGAAGAGCAGACATAGACGGGTACACCGTCCCGCAGATGCGTCTGTATTTGGATGCAGCAGTCAAGCAGCGCAAGCGCGGGATGGCGGATCAGATTAACGCGGTAGGGGTCGCCATTGCGCAGGCATTTGGCGAGGATGTTTCAGCGGTTCTCAAAAATCTGGAGGAATGATGGCTGAAATGAATGTCAGCATGAAGTTGAGCCTGACAGACCTGGCATCTGGACCTCTAAAAGAATTTGTTGCTCAGTTGCAAGGGCTTCAATCTCTCGCGAAGTCTCTGACCAAGTCGTTCTCTGGGTTCTCGACCGCAACTGACAAAACAGCAGCATCATTTGAGAAGTTCGGAAAGTCTGCTTCCTCATCTTCTGACGGCCTGGCATCTTTCAATGCCGGACTTGAAAAGGTGGTCGGCGCTCTCAATTCCGTTCGCGAAGGACTGACAGCAACGGCTTCTGAATTCTCGTCACTGGCGCGCAATGCCCGGATGACGGGCGCAAGCGTGGCGGGATCGATGGGGAACATGAACCGCTCCATCGAAGCCACCACTGCACGCGTAGGGATGCTTTCAGGGGCATACGGGGATCTGTTCAAACTGATGGCAGCGTATGAGGTCAAAGCAGGATTGACCGCAGCGACCAACGCAGCCACGGATTACCAGTCCACTCAAGCACGGCTGGCCAACTTGAATCTCCCAGGAGCACAGCGCAACGCCATCGTTTCAAATGCGGACCGCGTTTCCCGCGCAATCCCGATGATCTCGCGTACCGAAGCCCTGAAACAGTCCATCGATCTGGTGAACGTCACAGGAAGTGCGAGTGAATCTCAGGCCATGGCGGTTCCGTTCGCTCGGGCGGTCTACAATATGAACCGGGCATCGACGCGCAAACTCACCGATCAAGATACCCTCACGCTGGCCAAGGCTCTGGAACAGCGCGGAGTTACCCAAGATCAGGGAAAACTCACGCACGAACTCGACGTTTTCTCCAAAATCTTCGCCACCACCCAGGGTCGGGTGGGTCCTCGGGAATTGCTTGGTAATCTCCAGTATTCCAAGGGCGGTCTTGGTTTAACCATGGCCGATTCTTTCCTGCCGTATTTCGCAGCACTCATCGAGCGCACTCGCTCGGGTGGTGGCAACTCAGGACAGGTTGGAACGGCCCTCACCTCTCTCCAGCAGG